ATGCACAATATCGCCAACCTGCCCCAAGACGAAAAAGACAAAATTAATGCCGATTTAGCCGCATCCGGTATCGCGTACAAAGAAAGGCTCGGGCTGCCGTATGATCTGTACGAAACAGAAAACCAGCAGCCCGAGCATTTACGCCAGTATTTCAGAGAGAGACTGGAGCACTACAGGGAGATCGGGAAAAGGTTTCCTCGCGGGTTTGAGTATGAGAAGGAATAGCAGTGTAAATACAAGTCGATACATTAGATATTATGATGTAAAATATAAAAAACAACAGCGAGATATAAAGTTAAATTTAAGGATGTAACAGGTGTCAAAAAAATAACATTAATAGTTGCGTCATTAGCACTAGCCATATCTTTATTATCGCCATCTTCATTGTTTGGCGCAAAATAAATTATGACCGTGATTTATCAAAAATTAAGGAATTTATTACGAGTGGGTCAATAGAAAGACATATGCATCAATCTGGCAATAGGTTTGGCGTAAGTGAAGAAATGATTGAGCCGCTCAATTCCGGTATGACATTGCCAACAGACTTCTTATTCGATGGTAAAGGGTGGGAAATTGTAACATCAACAGGAATTTTCAATATAAATAATAATAAAAACAAAATTGAAAAACTCAATGTAAATGGCGTTGGCCTGACTGACATTGTAGGCGTTGATAAAAAAGCATGGGTTAATAGTAATTCAATATCAATAAACAACACGGCAATCGCATCGAAAAGCCATAAATTCACCCCTATATTACCATCTGGAGCAGTTCAGGCGTTTGAGATTATTGGCGATAACAAAAAGTCAATATTAATTTCACTTAATGGCATCCCGAGCGTGCTGTCACTCTCTGAATATAAATTAGAAAAAGAATATCCTCAGTTAACTGGCTATGAAGTCCAGCACTTATCAAGTAAAAATAACTCATCATTTTTAATAGCTATGATGAATGGGCAGTGGTCATTATTCAAGGATAATGGGTCAACACTATCACACGAAGCTCATCTTAATACATATGCTAATGGACTTTATGCTGTAGATGAAAGTCAGGCAATCATAGGTAATCGCAGTGAATTATCACTACTCAGAAATGGAGAAATTCACAAATTAATTTCTGGGTTTACGCACGTAATGAGAATAAAGAAAGTAAATAGTGATATCTGTATTCTTGACTCTGATGACCCATTATTAATCTGTTTCAATGAAAATGAACTATTAGATTTAGGTAATAAAAATCCAGAATTTAAAGTTATTGCCGGGAACCTTTTTTCTTACTCATCTATCGTTGGCGTGTCTACGGATAGCACATCAGATAGCATATTTGTAGCCACTCGACCAGGGAGATTGTGGGAGAAAAACATAATCACCGGCAAACAAGAGGTGGTTGCTGGGAATGGAGGCAACGCATGGATTGATATTAATGTTCCTGCTATCCACTCGCCGATTTACTATCAAACCGGAATAGCGTTTGATGGAAAATATCTCTACGTTGCAGAGCAACATGGCATTTACCGTCTTGACACAACTGATGATATTGAAAAAAGACGGTTTGAACTATATGCCGGCGACCCTAAATCTTATGGTGATATTTCAGATACAGACAGAATGTCAGCCCGCTTTCTGAGCATAAGAGATCTGAGCGTTACTCAGGATGGTGAGATTTTGGTTTCTGACACCGGGAATCACAAAATTAAAAAAATCAGCCATGACGGTAAAGTAACCACCGTTGCAGGCGGTGGCATTAATGTAGATGAAAATAAAGTTGGCGTTAATGCCACGTCATTTTCATTAAAAGAGCCATTGTCAGCATCAAGTGACGGTGATGGAAATATATATATTGCAGACTCTCTTGATAACGTGATTGTCAGGGTTAGCCCGTCCGGCATAGTTGATAAAATAATTGGCGACATGATGAGAATTGATTACCAGGGAACAGGGTATGGTGATCATCTGTTTAACACACCATCTGGCGTTACAGTTAAAGATGGTAATGTATTTGTCACTGACAGCTCATCTGTAAAATGGGTGAATATTGGTTCAATAGACAAAAAATCATGTTGGAAAAAAATAAGTGGGTCATGGTATTACCCAATGAATCCAATAGTTATAAATGGAAATCTATATATCAATAACACTGGATCAAACGATGTTACACTGTCTTCCTGGTCATCAACTGACGACAAGTGCAAGTAAATACAAGCCCCTTTATCGGGGCTTTTATTATTTTGTTATTTTTTTATTGATATATGTACCTTGCCAAGATCCTCATATGCCGACGTCTGAATATTATAGGTGCATATTCTGGTTGTATATCCGCTATGGCTTCTTACGAATCCGGTTACAGGGTGTGCGGATGCATTTGACTGCAGCGTTACGTCTATATGTGAATTATCCGTAAGTCCAAGATTGCTTTTCCATACAATGTTATAATCACCCGAGCTATTTCTTACAACCTTTTGCACATAATTACCGTTGAGTATGTCGCCAGCTCCATTAATTACGACATAAGCGACATCCTTACACTCACCATGCGAAAATCGTACATTATTATCCCCCGTCCACGAAACAATATTGTCAGTACCACTATCACGGAGAAACTTAGCGTCAGATACCGTGCTGTACAGGATGTCTGCTGTGTTATTGCGTGACGCAGTGTCAAATAATATACATGCATCAATTCCAGAATCATTAGTTTCAATATATCCGCCGGAAATATTGTTTTGATATCCAGAAACCTGATACGCGTATACCGGATCCGTCGAACCAGAGCTATTTTTCAAATCCTGAATAACGTTGTCAGTAAATGAGCACCCAGTATTATAGCGCGACTCCTGTGATATTCCTTTTTCCACAGTCTGTAAATCACAGCCATGTACTGTGGTTGCGTAGGCTGCACTGCTTCCCGCTGTTGTTTCGTAATCATCCAGAACAACACCTTTTTTACCCCACCACGCACGGCAATTAATGATTTTATTTACCTCACCCCCGCAGTAAGCAATGTCACCTGACGGACGGTTCCCTATCACAAACAGATTTCCCCGCATGGCTCTCTGCTTGATTGTGGAGTTAGGGTAAAGTGACTCAGCAAGACCGGTTCTGTAATTCCCTGCATAGCAGTTTGAGATGGTTGATCTTGATATATCCCTGAAATTAAATGCCGTCTGAATGTTGGCCGGCACTGATTCCTGGTGAACATGATTAAGGAAAACAGAAAAGCTGTCGCATAGTACGTTTTCCACATAACTGTTTTTTTGCCCTTCGATTAACTCCCGGCGAATCACACTGCCAGCTGTATTGTATTTTGCCAGCAGCACTGATTGTTGTTGACCGAACCCTGTCAGAGAGTTTCCGGTATTTAATTTAATTGAAACTCTTGGGTCTATGAGGTACAAGCCTGAGAATGTTACATTCTTATGATAATCAAGCGCAGCCTGAAAGTTTTTAGTGGCATCAATAACACCACCGTTTTGGGCGCCAGCCTGAGAAACATCGAGGGCGTCACCAACCTGAATAACCGCGACAACATCATCGGTTATTTTATGGTTAATGATATTATCAGGTGACCATGACTGATCGTCAAAAAAAGAGCGGGCATCCGCTATCGACATTATTCTGTATGTGGCACCACCAGTTTTCCCATTGAGATAAGACCCTGTATTTACATACATCGGTGGGATAATAGACTTATTACCAATCATATCAGACACTGTTTTATAAAAAATACGGTCTTGCGTTCTTTCTATAGCAACCCATGCTCCAAATCCAACCCCACCTGAATTTTCAGGAGCAGAACCGACAGGTACGCTCTTGGGCAAATCACCATCCCAGCGATAATAAAGCCCTGTTTCCTCATCACGCAATATTTCATTGCGCTTTGTAATCTCGGCGCCATTCTGAAAGCTATCCATAGGAATGTAACCAACTGCGATAATAGCCTGGTTGATATCAACCTGAAATCGCTCCATTAGCTGATCAAATATCCAGCGCATTCCTTCGATAGTCAGATGGCAGATACCAAATCTATCTTTGTATTCGTGCTCCAGTGATGTAACAAATTCATCAACTTTACCCGCGTTAAATTTCAGATCGCGAGCTGCTTCGCTTGGTACTGCATTTTGAGTAGGGATAGTAGCCATGTGCCTTTTCTTCCAATAAAAAAGCCAGCTCTATGGCTGGCTTGCTGGTTTGAGTGTTATGTCAGACGTTGTAGTCTGCTTTCGGTGCGAAATACTCGCTTGCAGTGATGGAGAATGTGCCGTCTGCATCCGGTTTCTTGTCCGAGACTACCCATCGCATAGCATCCATTTCAGTAACGGTTGATATGATGTATCGTGACGGTGACTGAACATTGTTCCCGTCATAGACATTGAGCAGAATGTCGGGGATATCGGCAACAAAGCCTTTATCTGTATCAGTCCGCGCCTGCGCCGGATATTCTCCGGATGAGTTTCCGAGGTTATCGGTGATGCTCACCACCATGCCTTCGGAAAACTCAATGCCCTCACTGGTGCTGAACACATTACTGTTTCTGCCGGTGATGTGTCCGCCCTGCTGATTGCTGTCGTAACTATCTGCCACCAGTACCATATCGCCGGGATAAACATAGTCACCGTCTGCCAGCGTTTGCAGGCTGATGCTTGTCCGCTGGCTGACCAGTCTGTCCATTTCCAGCAGCGCGCGGTCTGTGGCCTGATACTCGTTCCGGCATCCGTGCAGGGTTATTTTGTTCGGGCTTTTTGCTGCACCCTTCATTACTGCGCCGTTTTCGATACGGTACTTCAGATAGGTTTTTTTGTTGGTACGCGGGTTAACGTATTCAACCTCAACGCCGTCATTCCCGCCCGGCAGCGACATATCGTATGAGATGCGGAAGTTATTGCCGGTGATGTTTGACCGGTTAAACACAGCCGCCGGATATTTCCTTTCTTCTTCACGGGAAAATGTCAGCACGCCGTTGTCAAAGAATGCAGTCACCCGTGCCACGTTGCAGATTGTCTCGACACGCTGGCCGAGCGATACGTCTTCATCATCAAACGTGTAATCAAAGTATCCGAGGCGCTTGTCAGGCAATCCGGCGTAAATCTCATACAGCCCGTGCAGGTCGATAGTGTTCTCCTGCTGTTTGCCGGTAACCAGCCATGTATGCGCTACGGCATCAGCAAATGATCGGGACGGCCGCTCTGTGTAATCCACTTTACGGTTGACCATGTCATAGCTGATCACATGCCGCGTCACCAGTGCGTTATATTTGCGCTCACGCGAGCTTGTCGGGTTCTCCGTTGCTCTGACTGTTACCCGAACAAGAGTATCGTCCGGATGCTTCTCATTGAGCCTGCGGCGGATGATGTGGGCCTTCTCAAGTTTCAGGATGCTGTGGTCATTACTGTTTTCCAGTCTGGTTAATTGGAATGCATATCGACCGTACCCACCTTGTGGTGTGAATTTTTCCGTTTTGTAATAGTTTTTTGTCTTTGGTGCCGCCGGGAACCCACGGTTATATGACTCACGGGTACCGGGAATTTCCTCGTTGTCGTCGTTTACCTTCCAGAATTCCATTCTGGCATTAGCATAATCACCATCGCCAAGCTGGGCGTTTATATGGATCCACAGTTGCCCGCCTTCCATTGGTGAGAAGAACGGCCCGACTGTCAGAAACTGATTGTCATACAGAATGAATTTGGTGGTATTAACAACAGCATTCGGCGGCAGTGTCGCCAGATCGCCACCGGATAGGTTGGTGAAGAAAAACTCGTAATACTTTTTCGGCAGCACGATTGAACCATCGTCTGTTTTTTTCGCCTCAGACAGATAAGCATCGACTTTGATGTCTTTTGTCACGTTACCGGTTGGTGTGCTGTACGATACATTTACGGTCATTGATACTGAGCGCGGTTTGATAATGTCATAGAAGTAATCGAACTCACTCTGCCGACTGATTTTAATCATCGCCTCGCCGCCTTTTATCTCACCGGAAATGACCTCATTCGCCGTTGCCTGATACTGCGGTATTTCATCACTCTCATTCGGCCCCGGCACTTCCTGACCGTCAACATCGTGAAATTCAAAACCTTCAAATATTTCAGGGATATTCTCACCCGGCTGAAATATCTGATAGCTGGCACCGTCCAGCGCGGTTAATTCTGATTCTGAGTATTTCACGTTTTCGATATCAAATTTCCCGATACCGAAATTCATCCACTCCGTGACTTTTTTCTTGTTGTCGATGTACTCAAACAGTGATTGCTGAATCAGATCAGGATATGCCCTCACCTGACCGTGAATTTCCGGACGCGCCTGGTATGTCCTGGCAACGTTGGTTTGCCCGGTGAGCCGATTGTTCGGGCTGTCTTTTACGTTTGCGTCTGCAGATGTGAATGACGGAGTTTTCGGTGCCAGAAAAGAGAACACCTTCGATACCAGTTTGAATATCGGGCTTAACAGGTCTCCAATTGCACCGCCTTTCGGCTGGTCAAATACCTGAATGTGATGCAATTCAGTGACAACAAAATCAAGGCTGTCGCTATCATTCAGCTGCACGCCATTGACCATGATCACAACGTCGCTGCTGATGCTCTGTTCTTTCAGCCAGTCAAAAAAAAGAGAGCCGGACTTTACTTCGACTCTCTCTTTCGGTGCTCCCGGCAGGCGCTGAATTTCAATTACCGGCATAAGTCATAAACTCCACTTTGCTGTATATCCGCTGAATAGTCAGCAACCTGTCCAGACGGACATGCCCGTTATCACCACGGCTGTGCAAAACCATTCCGCCGAGCACAACGCCGACATGAACCGGCACCGAACCGTCATAGGCCACAAATATCCCGCCACTTACCGGATGTTCTTCCGGCTTCCAGAAACTAACCTCATTTTGATAACAGGTCATAAAATCACTGTCAGATTCATAACCGCTGTCGTGATGAATTTCAGCGCCGATAACATGCCGGTAATAGAGCGTCACCAGCCCCCAGCAGTCACACGCAGTAAACGAACATGCCCGGTTAACCCACGGCACCCCGATCATCCTGTCTGTGAATTCGTCTGTCGTCATACGGCCTCCAGCCCCGGCCACTCCTGCGGCTCATAAATGCGGCCGACATTCTTGTTCAGCGGATTGGTCATCGAAAGTGTCATTGATACCGCTTCCGCGTCCAGTGATACATCCTTTGCAAACAGCTTCCAGCGTACGATTGCCGTGCCTTTGTCTGCCTCATCAAACAGCCGGTACGTCACCTCGACCGGAACCATCCGTGAATATGACCGCCATGCTTTCAGTTTCTGCTTAAACTCGTGCGCCACACGGCTGAATTTCACGCTTGCGTCGATGATCGGCGTTTTACTCTGCTGACTCTCCGACATCTCAAAGTTGCACGGAAGGTATTCAATCCCGCCGAGTGTCTTCGGGAAAATCTGGTGAGTAATCAGGTAAATGTCGCCGAATGACGGATGTGATAACTGGAGTGTTTCGTACAGGATGCGGTTTGGTCGTTGTGCGCGGAACTCACGCAATGTCGGCATTATCCCTCCTTACACCGTGGCAGTGTTTCAGTGACAATGACATCCAGCCAGCTGCCGAACGGCGGCGGGAACTCGATAATCACATCACCGAACTCATCATCATCGTTATGCAGGTTTTTACAGATAACCTGACCGGTCCATGTAACCGACGCACCGTTAACGCTGGTCTGCACCGGGTATGACACAAAGTGCAGTTCCTGCTCCTGTAATCCGCTGCCGCCGATGTCGATTTTCATCCGGAACCACCGGTTACAGTTATCCAGATAATCAGGATGGCGCAGCCACTGAGCAAACGCCCGCTCCTGTACCAGCGTGAATATCCAGGTGACATTCCATACCGTTTTCAGGTCATCGGTCAGTTTCTGGAATATCGGTGCGCCGACCTGTGGCTGATCTGTCATGTAACCGGTGTCGATGGTCATGTTTTTGTCTGACTTCTGCGCCAGAGGAAGCCAGTCAGGATAGTCGATAATCATCTCACCCTCGCAGATGCTGTTGTGTTTCGTGTGATGGCGCTGTGCATCGGTCCCTTGTTGTCCATGTCCGCGATAAACACATCTATGGTCATGCCGTTACTGTCCTGTCTGGCCTGAGCATCAATCCTGCTGCCGCCGGATGAATAGTCATTGATATTCACCGTCACCGGCACCTGACCGCCACCGATATCACGGTTGCTGATGACTTTACCGTTATCGCCGGGGATCATGTACTGGTTGCCGTTTGATGCTTTGAATATCTCCGGCTTTCCGCCCTCACCAACCCGGTACATTTCACCAGCAGATACAGGGCCACCATCTTTACGCGCTCCGGCAATCGTCAGTGCTTTCATCCCGATACTGGTTGCCGCGCCGGTCGCCTGTGCCGCAGTATACGCACCGAGACCGCTTGCAGATGCCGCCCCCATTGTTGCGATAGATGCCGCAATAGCCGCCGGAGTCCATGCAGCTAATGCCGCAGCGCCGCCAGCAACAGCTGCTGATGCATTTGCCGCCTGAGTGGCAACGCCTAATGTCTGGCCGAGGATGAAGTTTTTAGCCATCTCCACGCCGACCTGAACGATAGAGTTGACCACGCTGTTAAGCATGGTATTACCCAGCGACCGCGCGGCATCACTCCAGCTCATGGTTTGTGTGATAAGGCCGGTGATAGCGTTGGACGCATTCCCGGAGAGAGAATCAACTGCGGATGTGAGCATGTCATAGCCGAGACTTTGCTGGCTTAACAACTCCCACTGAGCCGCAAGCTGCTGCTCCTGATACTGTTTATCCTGTGCAGTTTTCAGCGCCAGATACTGTGCGTCCGTAGCTTGTTTTGCGGCTACGTACTGCTCATGGCTGATTTGCCCGTCCTGCTGCGACTTCTTCAACAATGCCTGTTCTGCCTGATAGTACGATTCCATCAGTGCCAGCTTCTGAGCATTTTCGTTAGCCAGTGCCTGAATTGGGTCAATTTTTGCCCGATTCTCAGCGACAATATTCACCTGGCCATTTGATGTTTCTTCTGATATTTTGCGCGAATACTCCGCGTGTATCGCCGCCCTGCGTTGCTGATATTGCTCTTCGGTCACCAACTTACCTTTCAGTTGTCGCTCAAGTTGCTCCTGAGCCAGTTTCATATCCTGATCGGCTTTCACCCTAGGATTCTGCTCAAAGGCATCTTTCCGGTCTTTTATCTTCTGAGTGAGGTCGTACTCCTTGCCGGCAAGTTCAGTTATTTCGGCTATCTGTGCTGCATTAGCCTTTGACCCAAGCTTCTGCACTGCCTCAAGGATTGCTGCCTCACGGGAAAGCCCTTTAGTTTCCAACTCTGCAACCTTCGTCGCATTAGCCAGGTCAGTTATCTTCTGTTTGAGCTTTTCGGCTTCTGTGGCTTCTTTTGCTGCTGCGCTGGCTGCTGCTTTCGATGTACGAACCGTTTCCTTTTTGGCATCAGCAAGATCATAACTTCTGGCTGCTTCATTCTCTATTTGCTGCATTTGAGTCGAGTCAGCCTTGACTCCTGCTTCTTCAGCTTTCTGCTTTGCGGTGGCGATAGCCCTCTGACGATCATCTGTTATTGCCAGGAGCTCATTTTGCTTGCGAAGATTTTCCAGTAACTTATCGCCATCCTGACTGCGCTCAACAGTCAATGATGTTGCGTTAAATCTCTGCTTTGCCCTTGTGGCGTCTTCAAGATTTAACCCGTACGCTTTAAGTGCTGCACTGGCATTCGGCAACACAGAGCCTGATTGAGCCTTGAGAAGATCAGCGCCTTGCAGTAACTCACCGTTGAGTTTAGCCTGCATCAGTCCTGTTGAGTTTAATGTGCGCGAATACTCAGTTGTTTTTGTATCTAATTCAGCCTGCTTTATCTTTATTTCATTGAGTATTTTGGCTCTGTCACTTTCCGCCCCGGCAAGGCTGTAGTTCCTTTCCCCTGCCTTTTTGTACCTCTCATTCAGGCTGTCTATTTCGCTGCCAAGCTCTTTAATTTCATCTTTTTGAGTAGACATATGCTGAGTGGCTTTCGCTATCATTCCCTCAAGCTGGACGCGGTTCATGCTCTGCATTTTTTCCGTCAGTCCCTCAAGCTCATCAGCAAACTTTGATGCCTCCTGTCTGGCCTCTTCCGTTTTCTGGAAAAAGTAATAAACCGCAGCACCGGCCAACATGGCGGCACCTGCCGGTCCACCTATCGGCGCAAGCAACCAGTTCATGGATTTCAGTGCATTAGCCATTGTCAAACCAGTAGCGGCCACCCTAGCCTGAGATGCGCTCAGTGTATTGTTAGCCTGCGCTGCAATGATGGCTGCATTGCTGTACGCCGTTTTCAACCTTGTAACGTTAGCCAGCGCTGTGGCCTCTGCCGCCGACCCTCTGGCGACCTGATATTCTGCCCTGGCAAGATTTAGCGCTGACATTGCCGCGTCTCTGTCTGCCACTGTTTTTCTCACAAGCACAGCTGCCGCGTCACGTTCAGCCACTGCCGCCTGTCTTGATGCGGCTGCACCAGCCATTGTGTCGCGGGCTTTTTTAATCTGCGCAGCACCGGCCAGCGCCAAAGCGCCTGCATATCTTGACCCCATGACGCCAGCTGCAATAATCAGGATATTTGTTAATGAATTCAGACTTTCACTGGCAGTGACGACCGAGCTGTTAAAAATACTGGTAAATGACTTAACAGCCGATGACTCGCCAAAGAATTTAGTAATATTGTTGCTGGCAATCTGAAGAGACTGCGACATTGTTTGTGTTGTGTTAGCAAACTCCCTCTCAATAGTTGGCCCCATTTCACGGAATGCTTTTAATAACACATCGGTCGTTAGCTTACCTTCTCCTGCCATCTTGCGGAGTTCGCCGATACTCACCCCGATAGAATCAGCAAGTCCTTTCATCAGTGCCGGAGCCTGTTCACTCATTGAGTTGAATTCCTGCCCTCGCAGTACGCCTGATGCCAGTGCCTGCGATAACTGAATCAGCGCACCTTCTGATTCTGCCGCCGTGGCACCGGAAACGGTCATAGCCTTTGAGATTGTGGTAGTTATTTGCCCCAATTCCTGACCACTGAGCCCGGCACTGCGCATCGCTCTTTCCAGTCGTGAATACAGCGTTGCGATACCGTCAAGGCTTGAACGACTGTTCTGAGCAATATCAAACACGCGCTGATTCACCACCGCCAGCGTCTCTCCGGTCTTTATGGAGTTGACGAGTTTGTTATTCAGCACCGTCCAAGCTTCCGCGTAGCTGGTAACGGCTGACACAGACAAGTAAGCAGTCAGAGATGCGGCAACCCGTGACAAGGCAGCCATTGACCGCTCTGTACCATTGACGGCGGTCGTTGTGCGGTTAAATCTGCCTTCTATATTCCGCAGCCGCTGATCCAGTTGACGCTGTGATGTCAGCAACTGAGCAACATCCATCTGCACCTGATATACGATTTCACCGACGTTTGCCATTTACCGGCTCCTTAAAATGAAAAACCGCCAAATGGCGGATGTGTTAAACTATCTTCCTGCTCACCAACCGGCGCTTGCCATTAATCAGATCATCGTTACGGGCATCATCGGCCTTGGTGATGGCTTCATACTCATCTTTCGTGAAGCCTTTCTCATCCGGATATTTCGCTTTCAGCATCATCACGAACTCGGTCATTGTGAGTTGCTCCGCCTCGCTGCGGGTAATGTTGAAATGTACACGGGCGGCACTGATGTAATCGACGGCGTGGAACTCGTCGGAGTATTCGTCTTTACCTTCGTTGCGCTGGAGTTTGCGCACCTTGGCTTTACCGATAATGCCGTGGGTCATTAGTTCGCGCGCCAGCAGGATGATATCGCGATAATGTATAGCGCCCTGCCGGTACACCATGCCGGATTTGCCAGGTCGCCACTCACCGATAACCTCAGAACAGTCATCGTCACAACATGCCTGCATCACGTCCATTGCGGTCGATAAGATGCTGCGTCCGTAAACCGGCTTATTTAACAGCGTTATCAGCCATTCAGGAACAACCCCGTAAGCGCCCACAGCAGACGCAATAATTTGCTGCACCTCTGCGCCATTTAATCGCGTAAACGCACTCACAATCTCTTTAGGCTCACCGATTCGCGTCATGGCATCCAGTGACGGGCGGAACAGGTAATCATTTTCGGCAGTGGATATCACCATCTCGCCGTATTCTAAACGCGGTGTCATATATCCTCCTGAACATTATCAAGGGCACCCGGAGATGCCCTTTGTAATATTTAGGCCGCAGTGACTGTAACGACGCACTTCGCCGTTTTGCTGCCATCTTCAGATGTGACAGTAATATTCGCGGTGCCGGCAGCAACACCGGTAACAGTGACGACATTCAGCAATTTACTGACGGTAGCAAAATTAGACTTATCGCTGACCACCTCGTAATTTTTGTTTGTCGCATCAACCGGATTAAATCCAACCGTGAATGTTGCAGTTTCACCGGCTTTCACAGTCAGTGTCGCAGGGTTGGCGGTGATGCTCTGAACCACGATTTCTTCCTGCAGCCATTCAAAGCTGTCAGCGTCTGCGACTTTCAGTTCACCGGAATACGTGGAGATTTCTTTGGTCGGAAACTCCATAGACCATGATGTGAAGTTCATGTAACCCTGAATCACATCACTACCATCGCCTTTCATGTCGAGCTGCACCCAATATGACGGCTGACGGCTGGCCTTGACTTCAGCAAGGATTTCTTTGGCGATATCAAAAGCAGACGTGGAACCATCAGCACCTTTGCGCTTCAGTTCACCATCAAACTTAATGGTTAAATCCAGACCGGTCACGATGGCCTCTGTCAGGCCTTTCGTGTCATCAGCCTTGGATGTAACTGTTTCAGTACCGTAATCCAGCCCTTTACTGGTCAGTGCGCCGAGACGCAGAAACGCTGACTGTTCAGGAACCGTGCCGGGGCAACCGGGCGCGATACGGAGAATTCCCGCATTACCCATCACCAGGCCTTTATCATCAGGGCATTGTGCCATGTTGTAACCTCTTTATTTGCAAATAAAAAAGGCCGCATAAGCGACCTGTTTGAAGTGTGTTTGTTCAGGATGTGCAGCGGAAAGCCAATTGCATGATGAACCGGCCTTCTTCTGTCGGTACCGGCTTAGGCATGCCGCCAAGGTTGTAAACTGAGTTGAGTTCGCAATCATCAGGAAACTCGGCTACGAAACTTAGGATATCTTTCGCCCTGGTTAATACCGGCTCCGGATCATTCTGTGCGGACACCAGAATCAGCATCACATTGTCATCTGCGCCAAGGTCAGCAAATCTTCCGCTGCCGCCGTCAGGCTGAATAACGGCATATTGCTGTGTGCGTGACTCCGGCTCTTCCGTCCATGTCAGGTACTGAACAGTGAAATCATCCAGCAGGCCGACGCGGCTCAGATAACGCTCAAATGCTTCGTGTATCATATGCGCATCTCCTGATGCATGGCCGCTTCAATCTCATCGCGACTATCTTCAAATCCCAGCGCAAGGAACTCTTTTCGCGCAGTGGCGCGCCGGAATGTCTGCTTAACTTTCGGGTCATGTACAAATACCGCGTAGTTCGCAGAATATCCGACACGTCCGGTAACGCGGGTGCCGTTAACTGTGATTTCACGGAACTGAGAGTTGATAAGCGTAGATGTATCGATAGGCGTGAACAGCGTGGCCTGAGCACCACCAATCAGCATTGCTGCCTGTATTGCGCGTGTAACTTTCCGACCGGTGATATTGCCGACCAGTGCATTGATATTAGCGCTGACCTCTGCGATACCTCTGATTTTCGCCGCCATATCACACCGCCGTTATCAGGGTGTAGTCGTCCGCTATGTGCTCGAATACGTCCTCATCACGCTTGATGAATTTGATTTCGTCAGCACCGGCAGAAACCGGATCGCCCGAGTGCTTGCCGATAGCGATAAAGTCACCTTTCTTCGCATCAGCGTACTCAGTCCAGAGCACCAGTTTGATGGTGATTTCAGACCCGATATCAATCTTTCCGCCCTTAAGCTCGCTACCATAGCCACACAGGAAATGAACCGGTTCCGAGAATGCTGGCTTACCGTATTTGTCTTTCCCGGCAAGCCGCCACAGCGTAGCCCATGAGGTATACGCCCAATTTGCAACTGAACTCATTGACACCCCCCGACCACACCGAAGAAGCCAACCGTTTTGCTCGACAACGGCAAATCAGAGAGACACCCGGCACTGTCCCATGCGCGGATCTGGTTCAGCAGATAATCAGTACCGGCAGAATCGTACGCGAAAGAACGAGACGCCCCGTTAGGAGCGCTCTGTGATGATATCTTTCGTGCGCCAGACAGCGAGGCCAACCGCACAACGGTGTAAATCAGCAGCAGTTTCTGCGTGGTTTCGTCGTAGTTGGCTTCGAGACATCCGGACTTTGCATTAACCTGACTCAGTAACAGCGACAGCACAGAATCAGGCAATGTAAACCCGAGTTCCGCAATCATCGGCTTTACGTCATCAAGAGTTATCTGCATTATTTTTTACCGTTAGGTTTTGCCTTTGGCTGTTCAGGCTGTTCAGGCTGTTCAGGCTGTTCAGGCTGTTCAGGCTGTTCAGGCTGTTCAGAATCATCGTTACCAAGCGATGCAACTTCAATATCACCCGATGCGATAATCTCAACCAGACCGGCCTTTTCCCATTCTTTCGCGCTTTCATCTGACATTGTCAGTTGGCTACCGGCTTCCACATGCTGGAAACCGGCACCGGCGAAGAAGTTATTTGAAACTACTTTTACCAGTGCCATAAATCCCCCTTATGCGCCTTTCGCGTGAACGACTGAGAAGTGACCGCTGATGTCCTGCTTAACCATCAGACCGGCAGCGCCCCATGTGCGCCATACGTAATCAGAGTTATAGAACTGGCGCGGGTCTGCGACAGTACCAAACGCCTGACCGACAATCGGAGCGATAACACCGGCACCCAGTGGCACGATCAGCATTTCATTGTCTTTCAGCTCGCAATCTTCTTTGATGTCTTTGATGCCGGTGATTTTCTTCACCTCTTCCAGAATGGTGCGGGTCTGGTTCACATCGAAATACACGCTTTCCCAATTTGACAGGATTTCACCTGACACATACCAGGTCTGCTCACCGTATTGTTTGTTTTTCAGTTTCAGCACATCACGCAGTTTGATGATTTCTGCGCGGATCACCTTGCCGTCCTGCTCGGTGGCAAAGTTAACAGTCAGTGTCACCTGCGCAACGCGCTCATCAGCACGGAAGCCCTTCCATGATTTGCCATCAAACTTGATGAAATTACCTTCGGAATCACGGAACCCGTTCCAGATAAAGTCAACGTATTTGCGGCGGACAGTATCAACAGAATCAGACTGTGCATCGGACAAAGAGGCCAGCGCGGAACCTTTCGCGAAGATCGGGTCACGGAAGCCAAACTTAAAGCCGGTATCGTGAATCGGCACCATCGTACCGTCAAAGGTGAATGCACCGGCATCAAGCAACGCACCAATCTGGCCGGACATTGACGTATGAGCCACGCCACCACTGCCTTTACGGGCATATTCATACACGGATTCTTCCAGACGAACGGAGCGGGAAAGCCCCATCAGGTCATTCAGCAGGGTAAACTCGGTATTCGGCTGAAACTCGGACAGAACAGTCTGGTCATATGCTTTATACAGGCGGCGGATATCATCAACTGCGTTAGCGGCATCAACTCTGATTGCGCCGTTACCGCGTGAATTGGCACGGATAATGAACTCAGCAACAGCCTGTGAGGATGCGTCACGGGCAATCTGCAGTTCGCCAAACTGCGCCATATTTGCTTCAAGGTTGCCGGTTTCGGTCGCCTTTGCTTTTGAATAATAAAACATTCAGTTCTCCTTACTTGAACACAACGCGAACCAGCTCACCCGCCTTAGCGGTCAGTGCTGAATCTTCTTCGACATAGGCGAATACAACTTCACCTTCCGCAGCGGTGGCCGCTGTGATCTGGCCGTTGGCAACAATCACCGGCTGGCCTTTTTTGTACGTACCGGCAGCAGCCCGGACGTTCAGGAATAATCCCTGCAATGGCTGGATTGTCACCACCCAATCACCGGCCTTCAGGTCGTCATCTACACCTTTGCAGCGCAGATAATCCATGTTTGCCACGTACAGGATCGCCGACTCTTTACCATCTACTGAGGCTTTGAACTTGCCGCCATCGAAAAAGCCTACCGTGCCGGGCTTAATGTCTGCTAACGCCTCGCCTTCACGATTTAACAGCGGGTTAGGAAAGATACCGCCAGCATGAATCACACGTTTTGTTTTGTTCGCCATGTCGTTTTACTCCGGCATTTCTGATACTGAGGTGGAAGAGTTATGCTGAGAATGGAACGAGCCATTCAGCCCCTGAACCGGTGCGCACTGCGCATACAGCTCTTTCAGCGGGTCGCCGTCCAGCGCATTCACAGCTGTTTCTGTGAAGCCGAATTTGGCCTTAACTGCTTCACGCATGGCTGATTTTTCTTTGTCAGCGTTTGCGTTTAACTGGCTTTTAAGTGCGCTGATTTCATCAGTGAGCGGCTTGAGTGCGGCATTCACTGCTGCGGTGACGTCATCTGTGTTAGTGGCCTTGTCTTTGGCCTCTTTCTCCGCTTTCTCACGCGCCGCTTTCTCTTCCGGCGTTTCTTCGCCGTTGGATTCATTGGCGATCATCTGGTTGTACGCATCCATCAGCTCAGCATCGGATTTTCCGTCTGTGTCGATGCCTTTTGCCTTCAGCGCGTTTGTGATGAGTTGTTTCATCGGGTCGTTTTCCTTATTGGTTTTTACTTCGTACTCTGTTGGCTTGCGCACAACTTCAATGGGCTCACCGACAAATTCAGCTACGCCGTTATCGTCAATGAGGTATTTTTGCTGGTAGGTTTTACCTGATTTGTAGTAGATGAATTTGTCAGGCCAGACTGTTTCCGGATAAGGCCAGTCATCACCTGATGATTGCTCTCTCAGGGCATCGCGCAGTGCTTTGTGGATATCCTCGAAAGAGAAGTTTGAGCCGTTGGTGAAGAAGAACTTCGTTTTGTTGAAAATGCCTTCTTTCATGCAGTTCGCCGCATCAACCAGGCTGACATTTTCGATATCGCATTTCTGCCCGTCAGCATTAACGAACATCCCGACACCGTCATCAGGAGTGGCCGCGCCGGGTTCACTCGCCGGAAGAATGGCGATATGATCAAAGTGCATGTTCCGGGCTACCCATGTATACGGCTTACCCTTCGACTTACCTTTGTTCTGCTCGCGCTGTAGTAGCAACCCGGTGGAGACGTGGATCGGGTCCGTGCTGTTACCGGCAATGATGTCATCCACACGGGCAAGGAACTCTTTGCCTTTCTCTGTGGCATCCGCGAAACGGCGATTGACATTCACATCCATGATGACCTTTTCGCCATCTTTGCGGACATTTTCAGCCCATGCACCGATGTGAAACTGATTTACTGCTCTCGGCGTGTCAGCCGGTACGTAATCTGTGCCGATTTTGGGATGTCCGTACGGGCACTGCCGCCCCTCCATCGACTTAAAGCTTTTGTTAATTTCGCTGGCCGGATATAGCCCCCCGTTCATCACAACGTCATCAACAACAGGCACAACGCCGCGAATGACGATATGCTCGTCACCGTCGATGATTTCAGTTGAGATATTAGAGGAGTTGATAGCCAGCGATTTAACATGAATACCCGAAAGCTTCATGTGGTGGCCTCTTTGGTTATTAATCTTCTTCTGCTGACCAGGCTTTCCGCTCTGCTGTCAGCCGGTCAATAATGCCTTTGTTGTAAATCGTCCCGTCGTCATTCAGTAATACCGGCTGTGTCGCGCAGTAGCAGTTAAACCTGTTGCCGCCGTCGGCATAGAATGCTTCGACTTCTTCGACAGTGAACACCTTGCCGTGTCGTGCAGCATGCCAGCTGCGTGTAGTCGGTTTCAGCGCAGATAGCCACAGCAGGCCGGTACGCAAACCGAGTCGCTCACTCGCCCACGTGGTTTCATTCCAGTTTGCACGGCGTAACGCGCCCACCTGTTCTGTCTGAGCTATGCGCTTTGCGTTGCTCATTGAGACATCCAGCCGCTGACTCACGATTCTGGCCGTTTCTCTCGGATTAACACCCCTGGCTATCGATGTGCCTATGATGTTCGACAGGTCGGCGCGGGCGGCATCAGAAATGCCTTTCCAGTCGCTGAACGTTGAGATAAACGCTGCGGCTATCTGGTTCTGGTATGCAGGCTGCGACATCAGGTAAGTGAGCGTGGTCTGTGATGCATACACCTCTGACTGTAGTGACAGATTGGTATACGCATTCAGTGTGCCACGGTCATACTCCGCTGCGACATGGCTGAACGCCCACAGGTTTTCATTTCCGCCCTCAAGCAGGTACTCATCCAGAATAGATTGCAGCCGTTCAAGGAACAGCGCGTACTCATCAGGCCGCTCAACCATGTCATACGAATAAACACCAGCGTTAACCCTGATAAGCGAACCTAGCTCGTTCTGTGCGTTTTTAGCGAGGATATAGCTGTAGAGTGAGTTCTGATTTCGTTCTCTGCCGGTGAATGACAAGTCGAACAGTTGGCGGAGTGCTTTTTTCAGTCCGTGATACCGGTTTTCAATATCGCGATACATCTTTCTGACTGGCTTTCCTGACTGTGTCGGGTCCGCCTTATTTCTCGGTATTATCGGCGACCCTGTTCTCTGGTTCTTTATCATCAGTTAACGGGTCTCCTTTGGGTCCGGTTTCCGGTGGTTCGGTATTCTCAAACTCGGTCAGGGTCGGATACTCACCCAGCGCCCTGATTTCGTTCTCCTGGAATACCGAATGACCGAATGCCTGTTGCGTTTTAACGGCGATATCGGCGGCCTTGTTCATAGAGTCGATTTTCTCAGCCTTACTCGGTGCCAGTAAATCAGACCAACTGACGGTGATTTCCTCTCTTGGTTCAATGACACCAAGCGACCAGAATCGTGATACCACGGACTCAATCACTGATTTCAGAAATCCTGTACGCCGCGACATGCACGTTTTCGCCCAATCCTTCATGTCCTCTGTTGATGCCCGTTCACCGGTAATCTGACCAATCAGCACCTTAACCGGCATATTGATTGAGGCGGCGAATTCAGCCAGTGCGGTACGCCATGTCGGTTCAGGGTCAGCCGGTGCAACGGAAAGCACACTTGCCGTTCCTTCCTGCATCATCACTGACGCGTCAATGCTCTCGTTTAGTCTGCGAACCTGCTCATCAAGCGCATCTGCCAGGCCGTCCATATTGGTGCCTAATGCCTCCGCCAGGCGCTGGAAGTCGGTTTCTTTGCTGAACGCATAGTTGAGCTGACGACTGGCGTTTTTCAGGAATCCTTCAGCACTGCCGCCCGATACCTTTTCAGCATCAATGAGCTTGTTGTAGCCTTTCCGCAGTAGTGGGGTTCCAGATGTTAACTTTCCGTCCGCCGCCCCTTCAGCAAGAATGATTACGCGATCAGGGTGAATATCAATAATCCGCCCTGGAGAGCCATCTGATTCCTTACCAACATGCAATTCCGTGAATGAATACAGTGCCGGATAGCCGTAATCTTCACTGAGCTGGTCTTCATTCCATCGCTTCACATCAAGCTGCTCTTCCCACGCGGGGATCATGCGAATAATGGCTTTATCTTTCAGGCGGGAAACCACGGCCCTGTCTACCGGTTCATCCCATTTGCGACCATCACGCAACTGAATAATCAGACCTGAATACCGGCCAACAAGATTGCGCTTGTCGGCCTCTTTGATCTGCTCCCAGTGTGATTTAAGCAGCTTGTTCAGCTTGTTATCCCAGTCAGTAGAACCGTCCTGGTCTGCTTCTTCGTCACCTTCGAATATTTCAGGAACATCAATCCAACAGCCGGAGATATACCGGTCCACCGCTGCACCGCCCAAAGCGTTACGGTCATAGGCGTTGTAAAAGTCATTAAACGTCAGCACTTCCGGATAACCAAACTCACGCCAGATGCGCGGACGCTTTGTGTTTCCGGTTCCGATGCCGCCGGTTGCGTATGTCATTCTGGCTCTTGATACCGCGCTGATAGCGTTATTCACCGCCAATGACAGCCTGTCTCTGTTTACTTCCATTGTTGCCCTCATTAACGTTTACGAACCAGCATGCCGGAGTGAGATTTCTTATTACGGCGACTGACCGCGAAATAACGGAATCCGTCAGCGTCGTGTGATGTGTAGTCGTGAAGTGGTTTATCTTTCCAGCACCCGCGTTTGCCATCCCATTCTTTCCGGTACGCCTCAAGGTGGGTAATGCCTTCGCCACACTTGTTCTCATCGAATACACAGAGCGGCAGGATTTCGCGCACTGCCTCAATACCCTCATCAACGGATAGCTTCGGCACCACCTCAAAGCGGATGGAATAGGTTTGCCCGTCAATTTCGTACCCTTCCCGAGCCAGTTCCCGGCGTGATTTCGCGTCTGAACCGAACTCGCGGTTGTCGATATCATGCGGCCCGTTGTGGCTGGCATATTCATAGCCTTTGTCTTTCAGTACTTTCATGTAGTGCCGCAGACCTTCGCCACTGTTTGAGTAGTGATCGATGATGTGAAATTCTTCACCGACCTCACGAACAAACCAGATTGACGTTGAGTCACCCACGCCGATATCCCAGTACGTATGCACCGGCAGATGTGAGTTATCAGGGACTTCACCAATGCGTTTATTTTCGTACAGCCAGCGGAATTGTTTGGCGTAATACGCGCCATCCACAGACTGCTGAAATGCCTCTGACGGTATCGACGGGTATTCCCGTTTCATATCGTCGCCGAGTGTTTTTTCTTTGGCGTAGTACCATGCTTTCTGCCGATCGGTGAGCGTGATTCCATATTTGCCGGATAGCTCATCAAAATAGTCGGTCAGGCGCTGCGGAAGTTGCTCAACAGGGTCGATTGCGTACTGCGGATTCTTCCACCAGGAGAAGAAGAAAAACTTCCAGTCCAGCGGAGATAATGATTTGCCCTGCATCAGTGCTTTTTCTGCCAACTGGCAGTAGTCAAAGAAATAACCGGCCCGCCCTTCTGCCGTGCTCTCAATCGTCGTAAAGCATTCCGTTGATACCGCCTCAAACGCCCCTGTAACAATCTCACGGGCTTTCTCTGGTTGCTTGGCGCATATCTTCCCGAACTCTGATACGTGCAGGTAGCGCAGCGTACCGCCACGAAACGACACGGACACGGTCACCGAGCCGCCTTTGCTGAACACCAGCTCACCGGCGGAGTCATTACTCGCGGGGTTGGCTGCTTTGATTTCGTCCGGCAGGCGCTCGTAGGCGTATTTGATTTTCTCCCGGAACAGGCGTTTTGCGTCCGGCAGGGTGTGTGCAATCAGTGCGCACTTCGCGGATTCAAATATGGCCGCGTCCAATTGGATGATGCAGACCTCTGTCGTAAAACCAAGCTGACGGGCTTTCAGAATGATGTTGCGGTTGTGAATACCTTCGAAATATTCCGTTTGCTCAGGCGTCATTTTAAAGCGAACTGGGCGACCTTCTTTATCGGTGATCCAGTACAGATTATTCAGACGCCATTGCTTATTACGCAGTAACGCTAAATGCTCTGGCTTCATGTTATTTGCTCGACAGTTCGTCCATCAGGTCAGATAGAGTTCCGACAACATCATGCTCGTTTTTAACCTGCTCACGGAATGCCTGGACAGATATGTGCTTACCGAGCAATTCAAGGTTCCTAACCTTGTCAGGCCATTTTATTTTCTTCAGGATGCCGACCATTTCACGATCTTCACCACGCCCTTCAAACATATCAGCAAGGTCGAAGCCGCTCAGGTAGCGCCGCCATGATGCAGGCCAGTCGGAAACCGGCCTTATGCTCATGTCATCGGTCATAATGTCGAGAACATCCATCTGGTCTATTTCAACCAGGCGCCTCAGCACATATTCAGCATCAACCTTAAGTTGCTCACTGCGGCTGCTCATCAGTTCCTGAATCCGTTTTTCGATGTCAACATTTGTCAACATTCGGTTAGCCTGCGAGCGTGCAGTTTTATCACTGTACCCCGCACGAATAGCCGCCTGTGTAGCGTTCAAATCTACGAGGTACTCACGACAAAACATTTCTTGTTTATCGGTGAGTGCCATAATTATTCCTTACTCTTTTCCTCAACCACCGGAATGTATCTGATGTCGCTGATTTCATCCGGTGCGATATATGTCCATGAGCCGTCCAGACCGGAAATACCAATCAGTCCGTTAGTAATGCGCGGCTCTTTCGTTGTCATCAATCCGTGATATGTCGTGCCGTCCTTTTTGGTTGCTGTGACTTCGTATTTTTCAGTCATGTCCACCTCAGTTAATTAATGTTCACCATTTCTTCCACCACGGCAGGTGTCGCCGCATATGAGGGTGTCTTTATCCCGGTGTTACCGATTGTTCTGGATATCCACACGCTCACTGTGAGGAGTGGCACAGGTCGTGGCTAATGTGGCAGAGGAGATCGGCGGCTCGGAGGTAATAAAAACCCGCTGGGCGGCCTATTGGAGTGTTGTTGCATGGCTGTGTAGTTGGTCAACCGGATAAATCATCTGCATTTGCATCCCTGTTTTACCAAATGCCTGGATGCAGCGAGCCTCGAAATCCTTATAGTCAAGGCAACTGTTTGCCAGCACTGTTATTGCAGTCATTTGATTTTCAACCAGCCTCTGAGCATCAGGCTTGAGATACTGATGAATCTTATCGCCGCTATCCTTAGCCATCTGACGGGCTTCCTCATAGACCGATTCGGGCAGTACAACCTGATATACCCATTTCGCCGTTATCATCCCGAAGAGTGACGGACAGCCACCAACATGCCCGGAATAAGGCAAGCCGGTCATGCGACCAAGAGCCTGATAGAACGGGTGCTGAAAACGCTTTTCCCATGCCGTTGGCTTATCAAGAAGAAAGATCGCATTGATTCTGTCGTCAGTATAAATCGGCGCGTTGTTTCTGATTAAGCCGTCAATCTGCTCATCGCACCAGATTTCGAACTCTACTGATAGCCAGCGGGCAAAGCGAACAGCCAGTTTAGGGTGCAGCCATGTTCCACCTTGAGACCCCGCTTTTGTTTTGACTAACCCTGTTCTTTTAACAAATCTAAGCACCTTAGTTCGTGATGCCGAAGATGTTGAACATAACCTTTTGATTTCGCTTAATTCTGTCACAAAACCAGAATTGGAAAATAGCTTCCTGCTTAAAGCCGAAAGATATTCCAGCACATCTATTTGCCTCAGCCATGCCGTAGGCTCTTTATCAAACTTAGCTGCCACGTCTGTAGCATTGATCCATCCATCATCATTAAAACGAATAGGATGTCCGTCGTATTCGAGAGGAATAATATTGCTCATTAGTTAGTTCCTTTTAGAGATGAACCTTGCGCCCAGGAATAACCAGCCCAAAGAGGGTTAACCAGACCACTACCGGCTATCCTCAAGGCTCATCCTGAAAGGCTCTTTGGTTTTGTGTGTGCCGGGCGTGGCACAGGGTGAAATGCGATTTGTGTAGATACGGGATAATCCCGCATGTAAAATCCGCAACCATCATCACGCATCACTACGTTACTTTGGTCACTTCCGTCTGTTCCGGCATGTCAAGATAGTGATCACCTCCTATCAGAGAAGAGCTATCTAACCTTGTCGGGGTTATTTCTGAGGAACGTTTTTCAAAACGTCATCGTAAAACTTACTCGGGTTATCGAAACCTTGAGCCGCCATAGTGCCCTCCATAAAAAGCAATGTATTTCATTAGGTTATTAATACGACTCACAATAGGAGACTGAAAACCTCCGCCGACAAACAAAAACCATGGAGGAACTACTCGTGATTCGTATTATTGAAATATTACTGAAATGTATTTTGGCTTTTTCAGCATACATGTGGTTGAGAAATAGCAATCCAGACCACGCCATAGTCATCGCAACTTTAATTCTTAAGCTTTAACCTCTCCGCTTCTATCTCCCGTATTGCCCGCTTATCCAGATTGCATGCTTTAATTACTGACATCAGTTCGATGTTGTATTCCGCGATATCGCCCCACGTCATTTTGTCGGGAATATCCGGCATCGGGCAGTCAGCTGTCAGGCTTGCAGGGATTGGAACGTGAGGGGCTGATACATACTCAGTTTTTGTACTGCCGCATCCGGTCAATGAGACCACTAGGAGCAGCAGCGGAAGCACAGTCATTACCCACAAGAATAACTTTGACGTCTTTCTTGGCAGTCTGTGCGTCCAGTGTGTTTTTCCGCTTGGCATCTATGGTTTCTCCAGAGATACGGTGAAAGGTGGCGACTGCGGTTAATGTGGTGGTATTAATCACCTGCTGGGCTGACAGTTTTTCAGATAGTGAATCGCGCTCACTTTTCAGCTTATCGATGCGGGTTGCCTGCCAGCCAAAACCGACAGCGATCATCATGGCAATCACCGCCACTACCGCCCACTCACCAAGTTTCACAGCAGCCCCCGTGGGTTCTCACACTCATAATGGATCACACCGTCCAGTGAATTGCCCGGCAGCGGCTTACAATGATTCGGGAGTGAATACAGATAACAACCCGCTAACAGGCTGACCGTCAGCAGAATGATAGCAATGATGATCAGCGTTAAAGGGTTCCGTGGCATATCGCTTTCTCCGTTTCGCGCCGGTTAATCAGACCCTGCCACTGCTTACCGCCGGCAAATGTCCAGCGCTTCATTTCATCACAGGCACCGGCGATATCACCGGTATTGAGCTTCCGAAGCATCGTCGAACGCGAGAACGCACCGGGCCCGACGTTGTAGACAAATGAATAGATGGCCGCCCGGGTATTATCATCAATCGGCACTTTGATCATCGGGTCAACCGCGCGCCGGACTTTCGTCAGATCGTCGTGCAGCAGCGCCTTACATTCAGCGTCCGTGTACAGCTTGCCGGGCTGAATATCACTGCCGGTATGGCCATAACATACGGTGAGCACTCCGGCCACATCACGGTAAGGTTTGTACTCAACACCCTCATACGCGGGGATCAG